ATCGTTTAAGTAACGGAAGTCAGACTTATAGAAGTCATAAGATCCTCTACGGAAACCAGAGAAGCCTAAGTTCAATGCCATATCTTCAGAGTTGTCAAATACACCGTAAGATGTACCACCAGCTCCGTAAGAATTCATTGAAGCTAACATATCGTCAATAGCTAAACTAGTAGCACGATTAACAAACATCATGTTTTCTTCAATAGCACCTTGGTTATCAAACTCTGCTAAAATAGCGTCAAATTCAGCTAAGTCAGTAGCAGCGTTAACACCAGTAACACCAGTAGTAACATTACCTCTGTCTTCAATAGCGTGGAATAAACCTTCAGTACCAGCATCGCCTTCTGGAGATAAACCTAATTCACCGTCAACGTTAGTTGAGTTAGAACCTGGAATAGACTCAAGCATAGCCATTTCTAAGTAATCGTTGAAACGAGCTCTTGTATCAGCTTCAGCTTTTAAGTACCATAAGTACCCAGAAGCTCCGCCTTCAGATGCTACTTCAACCCAACCAATACGACCAGCATCAGATCCAGATACTTCGTAGTAATCTTTCATGATGATTGGCTTATTAGTAAATGTTTTGAAGCTTGGCTCATTAGCGCCTCTTGTAGTATCACCAGCATAGTTATCAGCTTTCTTAAATTCAGAACCGATAACTAATAATGTAGCAGCGCTAGCTGTTTCAGAGTGTCCAGTTAAAACATCTTCGTCGTAAGCGTGTAAACCAATGTGTTGGTTTGTTACTACTCTTACTCTACATCTTGATACTTTACCTGGAGTAGAAAGTAAAACAAGGTCTCCTTTTCTAACACCGTGCTTAGCGATAGCAAAGCCGTCGCCAGATACATTACCATCAATATCAGATACAACAGTAAATTGTCCTTTACTAGAAGAACCACCTGCACCGTCACCATCTAAATCAATAGTACCAATATAAGATAAGTGTAGTCTTGATTGCTCAGACCATATAACTCTATCAGAGGTCATAGCCTCTTCAGCGCCTACTTGATTAAGGAAACCAGAAATTGTACGAGGTCCGAAGATCTCAGCTTCTTTTTCCATTAACTCAGGTAAGTACTGTTGTGCCCAGCCTTGTGTGTCTGAGCTTGTAAAATCAACATAATTTGTAGATAGTGTTTGTTGCTGTGAGCTAGGAACACTATTCAAATTAGTTCCTGCATTAATTGCCATAATTGTAAAATTTTAAGCGTTAAATAAATTATTTTCTATTCTTAATCTTAAACTTAAAATCGTTCGAGTTGTCACCTAACACTTTAAACTTCATACCACTTGAATTTGGCACACCGCTAAATTGTTGTCGCGGATCCATATTCACGTTTTTAGATTTAGCAACGCTCTCCTTGAGTGCGTCAGCTTTACCTTGCTCGTAAAAGTGTTGAGCAACAGCGTCTGCGTTCATAGCCGTAAATAACGACTTATGATAACCTTTAGCGTCTGACATTGAGTTATCTTCTGCCAAAAACTTTTTGACGAAGTTGTTAATGTCGCTTTGGGTTTCTTTAACATTGTCTACGTTCTTAACATTAAATCTAAACTTTTTATCTCCAATATTATATTCAAAACCTTTAAATTTATTATTGAATAATTGATTAGTCTTGTTTAAAAACGTTCTATGTTGCTTTTCAGCCACAGTTTTTTGTTCGCTCGATTCTTTGTTGTATCGATTAAAGAAATCAACAGCTTTTTGCTGCTCATCAGTGAGCTTGCTTCCAGCTTTGATTTCGTCGTAATATTTAGACTTTTGCCCGTCTAAGTAGGCTTTCGCTTCGGCAACTTGCTCTTTTAAAGCGATTTTCTTTTTTCTAATATCTCTTTCATCATCAACTTCTTCGTCGTATGAAAAAGTTTCGTCCATTAAAAACCTACGCTCTTCTTCTGTAAGATGAGGTTTAGTTAAACGATAATACTCTTCTAAGGCTAATGAGTTATCCATTTCTGAATAATCTTGATTTAGCCTTACATAATCTTCTAAATCACCGCCAGTTTCGTTCATAAAGTCAACTAACTTTTGAATATTCTCTGGTAACGGTTCGCCTGTAGCTTCAGCTTCAGCAATAGCTTCTTCAACTTCTTCAGCAACAGCTTCTACTTCTTCAGCTATTTCTTCTTCAGTTACTTCTTCAACTACAGGTTGTTCTTGTGCTTCGACTTCCGGCTGTACTTCTTCTTGTTCTTGTACGGGCTCGGTGTTTTCATCGCTTCCAACCACTCCTGTGTCGTCAGCTGTGTCATCTGCAACTTCTGTTGTTTCTTCTTGGGTTTCATTTTCAATTGGTTTACTTAAATCTACTTTAATAACACTTTCATCGCCAGCGCTATTAAATTTACTTTCATCAACTGTTTCTACAGTTTGTTCTTGTGTAGTTTCATCAACTACGTTTTCATTATTCTCTTCCATGATAAAATATTATATAATTAATTATTTAGGTTCAAACGCGCCTAAATCAAATCCACCTCCAAGTATATCATTACCTGAAGATTCAAAGTTTTTAGGTGGCTTACCTGATTTACGTTGATCTATAAGTTCACTTTGTTGTGAAGCTTGTATTTTAGTTCTTTTGTCTTTACGATCTTCTTTATTATCTTCTCTAGCTTTTAAATTAGCAGAGTCTATAGATCTTAACTGTAAATTATACTGAAACTCTTGTTCCATTAATTGAGCTTTTAACGCTGCATCGGCTTGCATTTTTTGAGCATCAAGCTGCGCTTGCATTTGAGCTAGTTGAGCTTCCGCTTGTTTTAAAGCTTGTTGTTTCTGTATTTCAAGCTGAGCTTGCGCTTGCTGAGCTTGCGTATTAGCTTGAGCTTGTGCTTGTATATTTTGCTGCTGCATCATTTGATCTCGCTTAAGTTTTTTACCTCTACGTATTTTAAGTAATTGATTAGCTAGCTTAATATTTTTAATATCTCTAAGATCTATAGCGTCTTCAAGATCTATTATTTTTTGTGCTAATGCTTGTTGTATATTATTTTCAAGTATAGCTTTTTCTTCTTCATCTGGCGCTAATTCTAAGAATATGCCAAAGTCATATAAATGAAGTTCTGACATTTCTTGCAACGTAGCTACATTATGTACGCCTATGCTTTGTATAAAAGCTTCTTTAGTTGGTGAGTACTCTATAATATCAGATATTCTAAGTGATAAGCACTCGCAAACTTCAGCTGTTAAAAATAAACCAGAATTTAATATATGTCTTGTAGCAGTATTACTATTAGCCGCAGCTATTTTTTGAACACCCACCAACGCTCTTTCGTCTGGCGTACTACCGTCACGTGCTTCATTTAAGCCGGTCACATCACGTATCATCTGCAAGTAGTAGTTGTAATTACCTATTAACGCTTGTATTTTGTTACCGCCACTACCACTAGTTATTTCTTGTATAGGCACTTTACCAGGATTCATATCGCCTTCTTGCGTAAACGATCTACCAATAACACTACCTGTTTGGAAGAACATGTTTAAAGCTTCTTGCGGATTATAATTAGTGCCATTACCTAAATCAACTTCAGCTAAACCATCGGCATCTAAATAAACGCCGTCTGGCACCATACGTGATAATACTTGTTGTAGCTTTAAATGTGTAAGCTGTATCATATCAGCAAAACCAGTAATACGCTTTACTAATGACTGTATTTTACCTTTGTACATATGAGGCGCTACAATACTATAGTTCATTTTTACTTTAGTAAAATTACTTTTAGGCCTCATCATGTTTTCAGACATCTCCCATTTAAGCAATTTACTAGTACCTAAAATTAAAGCGCCTTCGTATAACGTCTCTATAGCTCTTTCAAGTTTTGAAAAATTACCTTGTGCGTCTGCGGGTGGATCAAAGCCATCATCTTTTTGTATAGCTTTCATAGCACCGCTACCAGTTTCTTTAACTTTGTAAACTTCGTTCATGTATGTTTTATAATTAAAATATAAAACTTGAACTTTGTTTTTATCTGTGTCTTCGTATCTAGGCCCGCTATTATTATAATTTGATCTTTGCGTATAACCTGTTTGTTGTATTTCTTCTAAGTCGCTCTGTGTTAAATGCGGAAATTGTTTAGCAAGCTCGTTTATAGGTATTGTTTTAACTTCACCTACATAATATATATCGTCAAAGTAAGGCGACTCAGTGTAAGAGTATACTAAATCTGCAGGATCTACATAGTCCACTATAACGCCTTCAGATGTAGTAAAGTTTGTTTTTACAGCAGCAATACCTAAAACAGTTAAATCATTATATAATCTTTTTTTAATTAAATCATAATTATTACCTTCAAGCAATACATTAATAGCTTGCTCTTCTGCTATTTCAACAGCTTGCTTGTATGTTAGTTGCATATGCAGCTCTAACTCTTCTTGAGTTTCAGGAAGTTTTTCAGGATCGTTTTGGTAAAGATTAATACCAAATTCTTGAGCTGCAAAGTCGTTCATTTCTTTAGTAGCCATATCACCAAGCACGCTTTCCATATACTCTGTTCTTTTAGCTACACCATAAGGATCTTGTGAATACGCTTTTACATCGTAAGCTCTTTCAGCTATGCCGTTAACAACTATATCTACAAACTTTGGTATAATAGGCACTGGTGTCCAATCAAGATTTAAATAGCTTAAGTCACCGTTTATTGAAAGCTCGTCTTTATACTTTTGAACTGATTGTTCACCTCTAGCATAAAGCCTTAATTGATGAAAATCATTAAAATTAGCTTCATATCTAGTGTGTCTTCTATCGTCGTAAAACCACTCTGTTTCTATTGC